CAGGTTGAGGCTGACGCCCATCGCGCCGATCTGGCCGACCAGCACGTCCAGCTCGCCCTCGTTGTACATGCGCTGCAGCTCGGTCTTGCGGGCTGCGGGCGTGCGGCCATCGAGTGCGGCGACGCGCAAGGCTTTGTCCTGCAGGCGCTCCACCAGCGCGTCGATCACCTCGCGGTGCCACGCGCCCACGAGGATCGCGCCCTGCTCGGCCTCGCAGCGGTCGGCAATAAAGTCGGCGGCCTCGGGCACCATCGACAGGCCGATCTCGCGGCGGATCGTGGCGAGGTGCTCGTCGTTGCGGCGGATGCCCTCCTCAATCTGCGCCATGGTCATCTTGCTGACCTCGCGCAGCAGCGCCGCATTGCCCTTGGGGCTGACCTCGAGGCGGGTGTGCGTCAGGGCGGGCATGTCCTGCCAGACGTCGTCCAGCGTGCGCCGCGTGGCGCAGGTGGCGAGGATCTGGCCCAGCTCGTCGAGGTTACGCGACCCGACCGTCACCTTGACCGGGTAGCGCGCTCCGGGGAACTTACGTTCCTGCACGATGCAGTATCGCAGATTGTAGCGGTCGATATTCAGGCCACCGATCTTGCGCTTGATCTCCTGCGGAGCGGCGCGGAACAGGAACGGGATCAGGTCGTCGGCCCAGCGGGTCATCGGCGATCCGGTCAGCAGCCATGTGTGCTCAAAGGCCTCACACATGCCACCGCGACCGAGGATCGCCTTGGTGCGCTTGGCCTTGACGCTCTTCAGCGCGTGGCTCTCGTCGCAGATCAGGGCGGTGCGCAGGCCGTTCAGCGGCTCGCGTGCCCACGCCATCAGCTCGTGCTGACGCTTGGTGGCGATGTCGTAGCTGCAGATCAGGATCTCGACCTCGGGGTCGCGATCAATCGGGGTCGACCCCTTGGCGAGGATCTGCACCTTTGCGCCGGTCCAGTTGGCGGCCTCCTGCGCCCACATGCGCAGCGAGATGGGCGGGCCAACGATCACGACGCGCAGCACCTCGGCCTCGATGGTGGCTTGCAACGCGATCAGGGTCTTGCCGGTGCCCATGCCATTGAAGCACCCGGCGATCTTGCGGTCGGCGAGGAATTTGGCGTCGGCGATTTGGTGGGGGAGAAGTTGCATGTCTACGTTCCTACTGTTGCTGCCCGGAGGCTGTGACCCCTGTCTATCCGATGCTGACATGGGCGGTCAAGTGGTTTGTTAAGGGGTCCGGGAGTTCGCTTACTCCTGACCCCCTTAAAAGGGCGGGGTGTCTCCGGGGTGGGCGGGCATCCACAGCGGCCCGGACGGCTTCGCTGGTGGCGGTGGCGGGGGCTTGACCCCCAGCCGCTGCAGCTCCGCCTCAAGCGATGGCGGCAGCACGGGCGCGCTCGAACATCACGTCGGTTATGTGCTTGGTCACCATGTCGTGCGCCGCGTCGAGGCGGGCGTTGGTGCCCCGCAGATCGAGGATGTGGTAGGCGGCCAGCCCCGACATCAGGTCGCTCTCGCTGGTGTGGTGGCCGCGCTCGGCCAGCCCGACGGCGAAGTGGTGGCCCAGCTCGCGCAGCTCGTTGAGTGCATTGTCAAAGCTGATCATGGCGCTGCCGCCGTTGACGTTCTTGTACATCTTAAACTTGGTCATGGTCTTTCCTCCGGTTGGGTGGCCCCGGCTTATGCCGAGGCCTGCTTGATTGCGCGCTTTTCGGCGCGGGCGATGACGTTGTCGGCGTAGGCCTCAGCCTCGGCCAGCGTGCGGAACCGCTTGTAGCTGGCAACAGGCAGCGGCCCGAAGAACTTACCGTCGCGCAGGCCCTGCGGCTCGACGCGAAAGGTCTCCTCAAGGATGTTCTCGACCCCCTCGATGCGGTGCAGGGTGTAGCCGCCGCCGTCAATGACGTGGCACTCCCGGTCTATGGTGTACGAGTAGCCAAACTCGCGACCCTTGGCGTCGAACACGCCGAAGGCTACGGCGTGGCTGCGCACCCGCTCGCGGTCGACGCGGTCTATGCGGACGTACTGGATGCCGTGATGCTCGACACGAGCGGCGAGGGGGATTGCGTTGATGTCCATGGTGTGGTCCTCCGGTTGGTTGCCGGGGCTGGAACTGCCCGGTACACCCCAGATATAAGATGCTGATCATCACCTGACAAGGGGTTTTCTGGGCTTGACGCAAAAAATTTGCACCGCCAGAATGGAAAACGCCCCGCAGCCGGAGGAGCTGCGAGGCGTCAGTTTTACCCTTTATCGCCTCTGGGAGGAGGTAGCGCAACTATATACTGCGCCTGCTCCCGAGGTCAACACCACATGGAGCATAAGCATGACACTCAAGCAAGCAGCCGTCGATCTGGCCGATGGCGGGTTCTGGATATTTCCCTGCAAGGCGGGCACCAAGATCCCGGCGATCAGGGGCTACATGACGGCCAAGTGGACCGTCGAGCAGGTCGAGCAGTGGTGGTCGGACCACCCCGACGACAACATCGCAATGGTCCCGGCGCTGAACGATTTGGTCGTCGTCGATGTCGACTTGTACAAGAAAGAGTGCAACTGGGACCGAGGCGAGGATCTCGGCACCATGACGTCGCGCAGCGCGCGGGGCGGCATGCACTTCTTTTTCGACGCCGAGGCAGGCGAGCGATACCCCGGCAAGTTCGGCGGGTATGAGGCCGTCGATGTCAAGCACCGTGGGCTGGTGGTCCTGCCACCCTCGAGGTTCGAGGACGGTGCCTACTCGTGGGTCGATCAGGCGGGCACGGTAGGGGCACCGGACTGGCTGCCGACCAAGCGGGTGCCCGACCCCTCGCCTATCGACCAGTTGGCGCTGATGGAGCGGGGTCTGGATGACCGGGTGCTGCGCGCCGTCGAGGCTGCAGCCAACCGGATCGAGGACCGCGAGGACTGGGTCATGGTCGGGCTGGGCCTGCACTTCGAGTATGCGGGCACCGCATTCGAGGCGCGGGCGCGGCAGGCGTGGATCGAGTGGTGCCTGCGCTGGCAGGCTGGCGTCCCAGCCGGGGAGCTGGAGGCCGCCGCGATCAAGCTGTGGGACAGCGCAGCACCGCCGGAGCAGGCCGTGGGGTCTGGCAATTACTGCAGCGGGGGCACCGTGCTGCACCTCGTGGGGGAGCCACGCAAGGAGCCTGCGGTGATCAAGTCAGAGGGGCCGTTCCTCGAGATCGACGGCGACGACCTGCTGAGGCGCGACCTCGCCGACATCGACTACCTGATCGAGGACGTGCTGATCGCTGGCGGGCTGCACTCGTGGGCGGGGCCGTCTGGCGTCGGCAAGACGCGCTGGGTGTCGCTGCTCATTGCCTGCCTGATGACCGGGCGGACCGACGTCATGGGCCTGCCGCAGGCCACCCGCCCCGTGAAGACGATGTATTTTGCCAACGAGGAGCGGGCCGAGGACGTCGAGCGGAGGGTGAAGGCGGCGATGCACGTCAATGGCCTGACCGGGGGCGTCAAGCCGCTGATCTGTGGCAAGGATGTCGGGACGCTGCGGCTGGTCGTGTCCGAGCGCGGGCAGGCGGTCAAGGACGAGCAGATGGTCGAGTGGATCGCGAGCCAGATCCAGACGGCGGGCGTTGAGCTGGTGATCTTCGACCCGTTTAATACGCTGGGCGGTGAGGAGGAGAACAGCGCCGCAGCGGTGTCCGAGGTGATGGAAGCGCTGCGCGACATCAGCGCGCTGAGCGGCGCGGCGGTGGCGTTTATTCACCACACGCCGAAGGATCGCAGCGAGGCACCCGACGCCCTGCGCGGCGACAGCAATGCGTGGCGCGGTAGCGGTGCGATCTACTCTGCCTTGGATATGGGCTTCACTCTCTTCCCGTTGCTGCCTGCGGCTGCCTCGAGCGGCAAGGACGCCAAGGTCAAGCGACGCGCGCTGGCTCGGCTGCAGCAGGCGGGGCGCTGCGGCAAGTACGTCGTGCAGGACACCGGCAAGGTCCGCGAGGGCGAGAGCCTCGGGCCGGTGGCTTACGAGTTCGTGGGCCACGCCGTCAGGGCCGGTGGCAAGCCGATAGGCGCGCTGCGTGCGGTGGCCGTGGACATGGCCGAGAAGGAGCTGGAGCTGGCCCTCGAGGGCGACGTTGAGCTGGCGTCGCAGGCGCTGGTGGCGGAGTGGGGCGGCGCGCTGATCGAGGCGCTGGGTGTGGGAGAGCACGCCACCTCGCTGGCCGAGATCGACCGCGTCATGCTCGACGCCTCGGCTGGGGGCTGGGACGGGCAGGACAAGCCAGTCACCACCCGAGGGCGGGGGAAGAAGCTGCTCGACCTCTTTGGGTCACCTCGAGTGACGGCTGGGCACGTCGTGCAGGTCGAGCATCGGCCCGGTGCAGACCGGCGGAAAAAGCTCACGGTCAGCGTAGCGGAGGCGCGGCGTTGAGCGCCGCATTTATGGTGCAAGGTGCAATAGGTGCATGCACCCTGCACTATAAAAGTGTAATGTTTTCAATGAGTTGCATAGTGCAAGGTGCAGCGAGGCTGCACCCTAATTATGTAACTAAATCAATGGGTTACGATAGGTGCAGCTACTACCCCCTAAAGGGGGTACCCATGGTGCAGCACCATGGTACCCCTTTGGGGCTGCACCCAGCGGTGTATTGACCAGCGAGAGAGAGCGCGGATAGGGTCGAGGTCGGGTGCCAATGTGGAGGTCGATCAGATGGGACGTGTGACGCTCGGTGTAGATCCGGGTCAGGCTGGAGGGCTGGCGGTGGTCGGCGTGGATCAGGTGATCCTCGACGCGCGCCGCATGCCGCTGCTCAGCGTGGGCGGCAAGAAGACGGTCGATGCCTACGAGCTGTCGCGGTGGCTGGCGCAGCACGACATCGAGCAGGCGGTGATCGAGGCGGTGCACGCGATGCCGAGGCAGGGGGTGACCTCGAGCTTCGCCTTCGGGCGCATGCTGGGGGCCGTGGAGGCCGTGGTCGGTTGTCTGGGGGTTCCGGTCCACTACATCTCACCTTCGCGCTGGAAGGGCGCTCTGAGGCTCTCCAGTGACAAGCGGGCGAGCCTCGATGCCTTCCGCCTGCGCTTCGGTGTCGAGGCGGCGGTGAAGTACACACCGAAGCTGGCCGACGAGGGGGTGGCCGAGGCTGCCCTGCTCGCGGCCTATCAGCAGGGTCAGGCGCATGACTGAGGTCTTCGAGGTCGATCTGTCCGACGTGGACGAAGACAACGTCGAGCACGCCTACCGTAACATCAACGCCATCGTGTACACACTGATCGAGTGCGAGGGCCTGACCGAGGCCGAGATCGTCAGTGCCATCGGCGACGTGCTGCTCGACCTCAGCCATCCCGGCACGCACGGGCGGGTGCAGTGATTAGGCTTTGCCTAACCTGTTGCTTAGGCTCAGCCTAACCGCTCCGGCACGCACCGGCGTGGGCCACAAGCCCGCGCGGCGGGCGCGGAACATGGTATCGTGATACCCCAAGCGGCGCAGCGGAATGCGGCGCTACTCGCCTGCAGCGTGCGCTGCTGAAGCGCAGCGTAGCAATATCAATGGGTTAGCAGAGGCGCACAACTTATTAGTGTTTACATAATAACGGTTATGCGACTAACGCCGCATTCCGGTAGAGCCAGCAGCGGTCAGTCCCCGAGGCCCCCCCGCCCTCACTCCGGGGCGGGGCACCGTGGACTGAGACACCCCCTGAGACACGGAACCTACCGAAAAAAATAATTTTGTTGCCCCCATGTAAAAAGCTGGGGTACTCTATGGGGGGTGGCTAACATTAACAGGAAAGCAAGCAATGTCCGTATCCATAGAGCTACTGCGCGAATGTCTCAGCTATAATCCAAAAACAGGTAACTTTACTTGGCTTGAGCGCCCTGTTCACCCAAGCGCATACATTTCTGCCACTCGAGCGTTCAACACTAAATACGCTGGGTCTCCGGTTTATGAGGAGCTTCACCGTGGATATCTTCGAATAAAGTTAGCAGGCAAGCGATATAAAGCTCATCGGGTTGCGTGGGCGCTGTACTACGGAGAGTGGCCTGCCCAGCAGATTGACCACATAAACGGCGTCAAGACTGACAACCGTATTGAGAATTTGCGTGCCGCGTCCCCGGTAGACAACTCTCGCAATCAACCAATGCCAGCCAGCAACATGTCGGGGGTCGTCGGTGTGTCTTGGAGCAAGCGCGATTGTGTTTGGATTGCACGCATCGGCGTAGGTGGCAAGAAACTTGAGCTGTGTCGAACCAGAGACTTTGACGAAGCGGTAGCTGCTCGCAAATCTGCGGAGACTAAGTATGGATTCCACCCAAATCATGGGAGGCCACTTAAAAAATTTTGTGAGTAGAAAACCGCTCAAGCGGCGCTTATACTCGCGTCGCACACGCACGCACGATGGAGGCCACATGCTGCGCAAAAAATTTTTCGAGGCAATGCTCCTGAAATTTGAGGCCCACGCCGAGAGCTTGGGGATGGAGGGTGACGAGCTAATTTACCGGCACCTCGCCAACGGTGGAACAATCACCGCGCTGGCTAAGGACGCCGGGATCGAGCGGTCAACCATGAGCAAGCTCCTGACCATGCACCCGCCATACACTATTGCGCGCGACGAGGGGCGCAAGGATGGGGCGGAGGCGCTGGCCGACGACACGCGCGCGATCCTCGACAGCTTGGTCGGTAAGGAGGGCCTGACGTCGGCTGACGTATCGCTGGCGAAGGAGCGCGTCCAAAACCTCAAGTGGCACGCCGGGGTGAATAACCCTGATCGGTTTGGCAAGCAGGACCAGAAGGTCACGGTCAACATCGGGGAGCTGCACCTTGAGGCGTTGAA